TATTTCACTTGTTTTTCTTTCTTCCTCATTAGACTCTCTAGTCGTTTCATTAGTTTGTCTGGTTAATTCATTTGTTTTTCTTTCTTCTTCATTAGATTGTCTAATTGATTCATTCTCTTCTCTAGTTGTCTCCTGTGTACTTCTTATATCTTCACTTTCTTTTCTAGATGTTTCACTTGTTTTTCTTTCTTCCTCATTAGACTCTCTAGTCGTTTCATTAGTTTGTCTGGTTAATTCATTTATTTTTCTTTCCTTCTCATTAGTTTCTCTAGTTAATTCATTAGTTTCTCTAGTTGTCTCCTGTGTACTTCTTATTTCCTCTTGCTCTTCTATTAAATTTTCTAAATTTTCAACTCTAGTAACTAAGATATCATTGTCTTTTAAAACTTCTTTTACTTGACTAATTAATAATACTAAAACACCAAATTCATCCGCATTTTCAATATCATCATCACTAACAATAGCTTCTTCAACTCTATAATAGAAACGTGGAGACTCCAAAGAGCGTTCTCCATTCACAATTGAAATTGTAAATGGATTTACACCAGCTCCTTTTAGAGATTGTCTAGTTAGCGGAACCTCTATCTCTCCAAGCTCTCCATTTAATATCTTACAAGGATTCTGGACTTTATTTCCTATATTTTTCCATATATTAGCTATAACTTCATAGTCAGTTAAATTTATTATTTTACCATCATTTTTTAACTGTATATTGATAAAAGCAGTATTTATATCATTTTCATTATAAATTAGCTTCTTAACTACATTTTTTGTCTCATAACAGGAAAAATCTATCTCTAAGAAATATTCCTTTACTTCATATTCTCTCATTCCTCCACATCCTTTATTTACTTTTACTTTCTTCTAATTCTTCAATTTTTTTACCTAATATTTCTATATTCTTCTCGTTATCTTCTATATCTTTTTCTTTTTGTATTAACAATGTTTTATACAGCAACACATCTGTTGTTAATTTTTTTATTTCATCTAACGCATTTTCAAACATTATTTTTAAGTCTACTTCCATTTTTACACCCCTTCGCACAAAACACTCTCTATCTGATTTATTTTAACTTCTAATTCTTCTCTTTTTATTATTTCTTCTTGCAAAGCTGCTGCTATGACAGTTATGTATCCAGCCATACTAAATTTTAACCCTATTTCTTCACCATAGTTATATATAAACATACTTCCAATTTTTGAGTCTTTTATATCATTCGCTATGAATCCAATTTGTTGATTGTTTCCATCTTCTTCACTAAAGTTTTTATAATTAAATGTAGCTACTTTTAATTCATTCTTCAAAAAATCTGAAAAAGGAGTTTCCGTATCCATTAAAAATGACCTTCTAAATATCTTTCCTTTTGTAATACTTATATAATTAATATTTTCTTTGAATTTACTGTCTGAGGTGCTTCTAACATCATCACACCTTAAAGTATCACAGTAGACGTTTCTCCAAGTATTATAACTTTGTCCTAGGTCAGTTCGACTTTGGTCTGGAAAAAATGAAAATGGGTCATTAGTAAAACAAAATCTTGCACTCCCACACTTTATGAAAGCATCATCTTCTTTCACTTGTAGTCTTACCTCACCATCAACAAATATGTTTGCTCCAAGTCGATTTATAAACAAATAATTTTCATTATACTTTAGTCTTATTGCACTTCCTTTTACAGCTCCATTGCTTTCTCTTGCATCTAGAGTTATACTTGCACTACTATCCTCAAATAGTCGAATAATAGGTTCATGACCAGCTGGTGTTGTAAGACAATCACAAGCAATAGAGCCATTCAAAACTGTTAATCCTCTATAGTCTATAGTAACCGCAGCAGAATTTATTTTATTAAATGCTATCTTTACACTATTGTATCTTTGTTCTATCATAGAACTTAAATCGCCTTCATTAACTTTCAGCAATATTTCATCGTTCATTAGCTTTATTTCAGAACTTATTTCTCCAATATCTGAATTTATTTTTTTTACACTTAAATTTACTTCATCAAATTTAACATTAATACCTGCAAATTCTTCTGAAACACTTCCTCCTGCTTCTTTTAAAAAGATAACATCTAAGGTATTTTTTAATTCATTTATTCTAAGATTATATTTTGAAAAACAATTTATAACTAGTACTCTCTCAGAATTAGTTACTATACTATCTACAACAACTGAATCAATAATTGATTTAAGATTATTATGTGCATTATCTAAAGCAGTCTTTGAGCTATTTATTGCTGATATACTTACATTGTCATTATTACTCTGGCATTTATCAATAATCTTTTGTAACTGAATATATACATTTGCTTTATCATTCTCCATTAACTCTATCTGAGTATATATTTGTTCTTTTTCTATATCTGTTATTTCATCATCTTCAAAATAGCCTACTATGTTAGAACTGAATAAACCTAAATCTTCATTTAATTTAATTATAGTTTTATTCACTTCTTCTCTTAATTTAATAGCTTCTTGAGAGTTATTAAATTTTTTTGTAACCTCTTTTACAAATAAATTTATATTATCAGCTCTTTGTTCTATAAAAGATATGTTTTCTTTCATATGATTTGTATCTTCTTGTATTAATCCTACTGTTTGACTAATTCCATCAACATCCTTCTCAACAGCTACAAATCTATCACCAAATTCCTTATCATTCTCATATAATGCATAGATTTCTTTCTGTATATTTTTAACTGAATCTCCATCAAAAGTTATACTAAAAATATCAGAATAATTTTTATACTCTGTATGGACACCATTATCATTTATTATGATTAAAAATCTAGTATTTCCTTTATCAAGCATTTTATTAGAAAATTCAAATTTATATGGATTTTCTCTGTTCCAATATACATATTTTTTATTTGTAAAATCATCTTGTACTTGATACAGCTCTTTATCATAATTAACTAAACATCCAGTTATACGGATGTATGAATTTGTATAGCTATTATCTGTTATAGCCATCACATCACCCTCTCTGGAACATTCATCCTATTATATTTTTGTTTATTCAATAAATATTTTTTCTTATTTAACAAATTAGTGGTACTCCTAGATTTTGTTAAGTAATCTGCTATGGTTCTTGTATTATCTGTTTTTAATTTCTTATTTGATAATTCTATATTTAGTTTATCCTCTTTAAAATCTTGTGTATAACCAACAAAATATACATGTTCTTCATAACACTCTACATTATTATAAAGAACTATTATATCTCCTAGACTTAAACATCCTTGAAAGTGTTGCCTAAATCCTGTATCTAAAATTCTACGCAAAAAATTAACAACATCTATTGAATAAACTGTTGTTGGTTTACACTTTAAATCCAATTCCCTTTTGCCTGCATTAACAAAATCATCAACATTTAAAAAAGAGTCGTTTGAAAAAGTATCACAATATATAAACTCTTTAAGTTCTTCTAAAAGTTCATAGCTAAATATTAAATGTCCGTCTTGGTCTGTTGCTGTTTCTCTTTTACATAATATATTTATATTTATTATGCTATCTTCAAGCCCTTTTATTTCTTGTTCTAACCTTTTTATTTCAACTTCAAGTATAGTCTCCTCATCTTTTAACTTAGTAAGTTCACTTTGTTTTAATGCTACATTTTTATCGTCTTTAGCATTTTTGTAAGATACTATCATTTTTTCGCATATCTCAATATTAGCAATAATCATCTGCCATTTATTACTTTTTTTAAGTCTCTCAGCTTCCTTGGTATTTTTTATTTCAACCAATTTTGACCACTCTTTTTTTCTAACAGCAACCATTTCTTCATATGTCATCATTGCATTAACTAAGCCTTCACTCATTTCCCCATTTTCTAGAAAATACGAATAATTCTCTAAATATTCATATCCAGTAGGTACTGCACTTATTATGTCCATTTCTTCTCTTCCAATTAATTTTAATCTTGTAACAATATCATTTGTACTATTAGTTTTTTTATTAGACTTTATGTAATTATCATAAGTTAAAACTAACTCAATATTGTCTCCAAAACTATCTATATCATACAAATTGACTTTTTTATTATATGTGTCAAACTGCACAACACATGAAAACTCTTCCTTGATATCTTTAATAAAAAAATCATGCCAATTACTACTAACACTCTCTTGTATTCTTAATTTTTCAACTTTATCTCCATGTTCATTCATTTCATATGCAACTACATCATCCACATGACCAATAGACCAAGATGTTTCTTGTTTTAAGTAGTTGTTTAAACTTATTACTCCATTTTCTTTATCATCTGAAAATAATTGTATTGCTACATCTTCTATATTTATATCTATTTTTGATAACTTTATTTCAGCTGAATATGCTTTGACTATTTTATCTTTATTATCATTAATTTCTATTTCCTTTATAACAAAATACTCTCTATCATCTAAACAAATAAATCGTTCTTCCTTTATTTCATCATATAATACATACCTTATATTTTTTAGCCCATTTCTATCATATATAAATTTAGGAATTGTAAATTGTATCTCATCCATACTATCTATACTTCTACTTAATGTATCAATAAATCTAATATTAATCTGTCCAACAGCACATTTATTTATTTTACATAAAACTATTTCATAATCTCTTTTTAGTTCTTTAAGATTAATTTTCATAAATTACCTCGCTATAGGATATTCAGCATTTATAATAACTTCACAATTTCCAGTAAATTTCAATGTATTTTCTCCCTTTTTTAATTCAATCCATTTTCTATTTACTAAATTAAATCTATTGTTTTTATTTTCATCAAGGACAGTATACATTAGGTTATCTATAATTATTTTTTCATTCAATTTTAGACCTGCTATTTCCAAGCGTTCAGATTTAATAGTTATATTTTCTACTGTTATATCTTCATCACTTAAATTTTTAATTTCTAAAATAGGTGCATAGTTAGTATCAAGATTACTGTAGTTAGTTACAGTCACCTCTCTGTTCTTTTTTATAGTAACAGCTTTTTTTAACTTTCTATAACTATAATTTGTATATGGTTGAAAAGTAATTTCTAACAATCCCTTTTTATCAATGTTAAATTTTTTAACTATCTTCTTCACTTTTAAATAATAAGTTAATTCCACATTATCATCAGATACAAACGGTTTGAAATCCTTTTTTATAAGCCAGCTATATATATCTTCAATTGTATAATCATCCCATTCTATAGGATTATACATATTATCTACTCTACATAAATTAATATATATATCTTCTGTACTTTTGTCACTTTTTGAATAATAGTAAGGATTATTATTATATGTATTATCTATTTCTAATTCCTCTGAATATATAAAACCATACTCATTTAATACATCTGAGTCTTGTGTAACTGATATTACACCTTTTTCACTTGATGATATATTGTCAAACATAAAATGCTCTGATACAAACAATTTAATCACCTCTTCATTTTTCTAATTATCTCATCAACCACACTATTTTTTATATCTTTACTTAACTTTTGTAAGTCTGCTATTGTATTTCTTGATACATCACCTTGAATAACTACCAATGGTTGATTAAACTCTATATTAATTTCTTGTGTGTTTTGATTATTGATACTCCTTTGTTGTGGGTTATATCTTTCAGATGAATAATCTACATTAGGATAATTTATGCTTCTTCCACCTTTGCCTAAATTCAAATTTTCCATTATCTCAGCATATTGTTTAGCAACATCTGTAGCAACTTCTAAATTTTTTACTAATTCATCTTTTATTAGCTCTCCTGTTATACCTAGACCATCTCCATAATCATCTAAGAATTTTAACATAACATCTTGAAGATTTTTAACTTGACCATCTATATCTTCAAAGAGTCCACTTTTTAGTGCCTCTTTTATCAGTTCTTTTATTTTACTATCAGAAAACTTTTCTTCTAAATCCTTAACCGCACCCTCTGCTTCATTCTCAAGCCTATCATTTTCTTTATCGAACATATCATTTACTTGTTCGTCGATTCTGTCTTGAACCATCTTTTCTAAGTTCTTTTGTTCTTCTTTTAATTGTTTTATAAGCTCTTGAACTTTCTTTTGACCAGAAAGGGTTGTATCTCTTTTTGCTAATTCAAGATTTTTCTCTATATCCTTTATCTTTTGTAACTGTTCATCCTCTTGATTCTGATAATCAGCTTCTTTTCTAGCATCATTATAAGCTTCTTTTTCTTTATTCAAAGCATCTGTACGCTTTTTTAATTCTTCATCTATAAGTTTTTTTCTTTCTTCTAGTTGCTTTTTATATATATCAGTAATTTGGTTTTCAATATCTTTAGCTATATTAAGTTGTTCTTTATAAGCATTCTTAATAGATGTGCTAAGTTTTTCCCAATCTTTTACTGCATCTGGTAATTTATCTCTTTGTATAGTTAAGTATTCATCTACCAATTTAGTTATTTTTTCTAAATCTTCACTATCTTGATATTTATTTAGTATATCATCAAGATTTTTTATAGTCCCTTTATCATCAAATTGAAATCCGAATTTACTTAAATCTGTTTGATAAACTTTTATAGCACTTTTATATGTATTAATTAAATCCTGTTGTACTTTCTTTTGCTTCTCTATCAGTCTTATTTTTTCTTCTATTAAATCAGTTTTTTCAGAACCAGAAGCATTATTTATTTTTTCTTCTATTATATCTATTTCATCTGAATACAAATCTTTATACATATCAAGTTCTTTGATATGGCTATTTTTTGAAAATAGTTTTTGTTGCCTGTTTAACTCTTCTGTAATATCTATATTTTCTTTTTTCTTTTTGTTTAATTCTTCCCATTCTTCTATACATTTTGGAATATCTGTTAAGGTTGTTTTTATATATTCATCAATATATTTGTTTACATCATCTAAGCTTGTTTTTTCTTTATCATAAGCCTTCTGTGCTGCTTCTGCTTGTTTTTCTAATGCTTCTTTTCTCTTCTCATTTTTTTCATTACTAGCTCTATCTGATAATTCTTTTGCTTTTTTTTCTAATTCAGCAGCCTTTTTTTCACGTCTTAAAAGTTCTTCTTCTGCATTTTTAAGATTGCCCTCATTATTGAATTGTAACCCATATCCTTCTAATTTACTTTTAGTAACTGTTTGTTTGAAAAGCATCTTATCTTGTAATTCTAGTTGAAGCCTTTGTTGCTCTTCATACAATTCATTTTGTTTTTGTAAATGTTTTATTTTTTCTTTTCCAGTTGCTTTTTCGGCTTTCTTATCTAATAAAGTTAATTCATTATTTACTGCTGATATCCTATTTTCTAATTCTTGAAAAAGGTTGACATTATACTTTAGAGAATCTCCCATATTACCCATATTAATTGGAGTTTCTGCTGTTTTTCTTAATAATGGTACACTTGACCTAATAGGTACTTTTCTTGTTGGAGTTTCAACTCTTTTCAAATTAATTGGTATAGATTTTCTGCCATCTTCTGATTGTTCGTCAGTACCTCCACTATTATTTGTTCCACTAGTACTTGTTGTAGTAACTTTGTTTGTAACAACTTTAAATGTCGTGGTAAATGTCTTATTTCCATACTTTGATACATAGTCAGATACATTGCTTTTTAGTCCTGTTACATTCTTACTTGCAAGTGCTGTCTCTGTCTTAAAAGTAGTTTTCTTTGTCTTATTAGTATTCTTCTTATCATAATCGGAAATATTTTTTTTTAATCCTGTTACATTCTTACTTGCGAGTTCTGTTTCTGCTGAAAAAACAACCTTTTTATTCCCTGCGAATGATTTAATAACTTCATTCATCTTGTTTTTTAGTAGCTCTAAATTTCTTACTGCATCTGTAGTATTTGCTTGTACATCAATCTTGTATTTTCCATCTTCAACTTTTTTAGACATCTCTACAAGCTGGTTAATATCTTTTACACTTTCTTCTACTTGCTCGTTATTAACCTTTGTCTCAACTACCTTACCATCCACCTTGTCAGTTTCCTTATTTAGCTCTTGTGTATCTTTTTTTGCCTGTTCAGCACCTTCTAATTTCACATTCTGAGTTGATGTTTTACCATTATTCTTTTCAAACTCTTTATTTGCTTGTTTTGTTTCTTCTTTACCTTCTACTTTTATTCCTAATTTAGCTAGATATTCCTTATCTTTAAAATTTTTCAGAAATTCTTCATAATTTTTGGCTTGATTAATTGCATCCGTATTTTCTAAGATAAATTTAGTTTTTACTTCTTTTGTAGCATTAATATTATTAAATATTTCATCTACCAAGCCAATTTTGCTTGTATCAATTTCACCTTTTTCAATAGCTGTATTAATTTTTATTGTAACTTTATCTTTGCTAAACTTGTCTTTCACTTGTTGCTCTATGTTATTTTTATCAATTTTAGATGAATCTATCTCTCCAGCAGTTATCTCTAAATCTTCTGTTACTTTTACCTTCCCTTTTCCAAATAGCTTATCTGCTTCTTGTTGTAAAATATTCCAGTCTGGTTTTTCTTGTTGCAACTCAAATAGCAAGTCTGCTGTAAATTTAATTACCTCTTCTGAGTTAGTTATATTCCCATTAGCATCTTTCTTAATTAAACTACTTGTAAATTTTCTTATATCTTCTGGTATATTCTGATTATTTGTGAAATCAATTACAGTCTGTACATTAACATCTTTATTTTCTGTTATTTGCAATCCTTCTATTGCTGAGTTTAATTCGTCAAATTGTCTTTGAGCTGCAACAGCTAGACTATCACCACTTTCTAATTCTTGTCTAGTTCTATTGAACTTTTTCAAAAATATATCTGTAGAGTCTGTTGTTCTTAAAAATTCTTTATCTAATGAAGTTAATAGTGATATCCAATCACTTGACTTTGTCCCTGTCGCTGTTGCTATTGTCTTTGCTAGTTCTTGCATCTTAGTGTTATATGAAGATAAGTCTCCATCTTTTGATAATGCTGTATTTGCATCTTCTATTTGTTTCTTTACACCCTCTAAATTTATTTTACCATCCGAAGCTGATTTAAATAATTTAGACATAGATATTTCAGCTTTTGCAAATTGTTCATCTGTCTTTATACCAGAAAAATCTAATAGACCTTTGAGTTCATTGAATTGTTTCTTTGCATCATTATTTTTACTAGATTTAAAAACGCTTCCCATAGTGGTACTAGCAAATATACCTTCTTCAACTTCTTGTGCAACTTTTTTAGCTGCTTCTATATCTCTTTCATTATTTTTTTGTGCATCCTGTGTAACTTTCTCTTTCTCTCTTAGATGGTTTTTGTATTTCAGTAAATACTTTTCTCTGTCTTTTCCCTCTGTATTTCTAATTTTACCTCTTAAAACTGCACCTTCCTGCTCTAGTTTAGCCATATCAGCATTATATTTTTGTTGTACAGTTTTAACTTTTTCTATATCTGTTTGCAAAGAATCCGCTGCTTTACCTACAACTTTATTTCCATCCTTATCACGTTTTCCAGCCTGTTTTTCCATCGCAATTTTAGCATTATCTTGTTTATCAAATCCGATTAAACGCTCTTTTTTTTCTATAGCTCTATCTAACTCTAAACATAACTCCTCTGCTGAGCCTTTCATACTTAGAATTGGATTTCCATTTTCATCATAACCACTTACAAGCTCTGGCATTAAATCAGCTATTTGTTTCGTTAACTCCTTTAGTCTTTCTGCTTCTTCATTACTCAACTTAGATTTACTTTTTAATGTATCATATTCTTTTGCTATATAACCTATCTTTTCTTTTGCTTCTTGATATCCTTTTTTTTCTCTCTCTAAGCTTTCTATATTTTTCTTTCTTTGTTCATATAATTTGCCATCTTGAACACTATAATCATGTAAAGCCTTTACCGCTACTCCAATACCTGCGACTGCAAGTAATGCAAAAGCTCCTTGCAAAGAAAATAATTTAGTAGTTAGATTTCCTAATTTAGTTAATAAACTTGTTGATGTTCCTGCTGTAGCTGTCATAGCTGCTTTTATATGTCCTATAATAAGCGTTAAATTTCCTCCAACAATAATCAATTGTCCGAATGCAATAAGGATTGGTGCTAAAGCTGCTGCCATAGCTGCCATCTTCACAATAGATTGTTGAGAAGATTCACTAAGATTAGTAAACCAATTTGAAAGTTGTGTTATTTTTTCTATTAAACTCGCAAGAACAGGCTCCATTGCCTTAAATGCTTGTATACCTGCACCTTCTAAGGCTGATTTCATATTTGTAATTGCTCCACCTAAATTATCTTTCATTGTTTTGGCAACTTCCATTAATGAACCTTTTGAATTTCTTAGGTTATTTTCTAAATCATCATACTCATCACTAACTCCTGCCAACATTTTCATTAAACTGTCATACTGCGTCTTGCCTCCAACCATTGCAGCATATTGTGCTTGCTCTGCTTCTGTCAATTTAGAAGTTCCATCTGCTGTTACTCCAAGCTTTTGAGCCATTTCTTTTAATACTTCAATTGTATCTCTTTGCTTCCCTGTCTTCTTATCAAATAAAGATATTTTTAATTTTTCTAATGCTTTACCTGCTTGACCAGCCTCAGTTATTAAATTTGAGAATACTGATATAATAGCATTTCCTGCCTCTGAGCCTTTTGTTCCTCTATTAGCTAATACTCCTAATAATGCTCCTGATTTTTCTAATGGCATATTTAAATTTTTAAACATACCTCCTGCAACAACATAAGCCTCTAACATCTGTTGCATACTTGTATTAGACTTTCTTTGTGCTTGAGCTGTTATATCTAAGTATTTAGTAAAATCTTTACTTGCAATCCCTGCCGATGACATACTGTCTGTAACCAAATCAGAACACAATGCTAAATCCATACCCCCAGCTTCAGCAGCTCTCAATACTGGTTCTATTCTTGATAAAGATGTCTCTACATCCCAACCTGCAAGTGCTAGATATGTAAGTCCATCAGCCGCCTCACTTGCTGAAAATGAAGTTCTAGCTCCAAGGTCTTGCGCTTTTTCTTGTAATTTTTGAAATGATACACTACTTTTATCTGCAATTCCTGCTGTTGCTTGTAGTTTAGACATACTTGTATCAAAATTAACTCCTGCCCTTGATGCTGCTACTCCAAGCATTGTAAGTGGCATAGTTACATACATTCCTAAACTTTGCCCAACACCTTTTATTTTTTGCCCTGCTGATACCATAGATTGACCCATAGTATTAAATGGCATTTGTCTTAATTGAGCTGATAGTCTTGTTATATCAGCTCTTGTGTTATTTATTTCAGCTTGATATCTGTCTAGTGCAGCATTTGACTGTTCAATTTCATGTTCACTTTTATTATAAGCATCTTTTAATTGTAATAATTTAGCATGTAATTGTTGAGCTTCTGTTGAATTTGCTCCAAACTTACTTTTTGCTTGTTCTAGTGCATTTCTAGTCTGGTTAATCTCAGTTTTCAGTTGGCTATGTGTTTGTTTATTTTGAGTTAAACTTGTATTTAATTTTCTGATTTCAGATTCATAAATACTTAGCATAGCTTTATTAGACTGAATTTTTGCACTTAATTGTTGCATTTCATTTCCTAGTCTTTGAAAATATGTACCTGATTGATTTAATTCAGCACCTAATTTATTAAATTCTGATTCTGTAAGTGTGGTTTGCCTATTCACATTAGCAAGCTTTTGCTCTATTGTTTGTGTTTTATTACCAAGATTTGAAAATGCTCTAGTTGATTGATTTAACTCTGTACCTAACTTATTGATAGTAGATTCAGTTTGCTTAACATCAGAATTTAAGCGATTTAATTTTGAGCTAGTTTGTTGGACAAGTTGAGCTTGTTTTTGCCACTCTTTGCTACCTTTGCCAAGTGTAGCTTCTAAACTATCTAATTTTGACTTTTGTTCAGTTAATGTACTTTTTAGTTTATCTTGTTCTTGTTTTTGACTAATTAGTTTTTTATTATATAAATCAATTTGTCTAGCGGTCTTTTGAATCTTTGCATCTAATCCAACAAAACTATTTTCAAAGTTTTTAGTTCCATTCCCTGCACTTTTAAAATCTCTTTCTAGATTCTTTATTTCTTTATTTATACTAGAAATCTGTTTAGAGAATGAACCAGCTTCAAGAGCTAATTCGACCGCTAGTTTCTCAATAGTTTCTGACATTTGCCCACCCCATTACATAAACTCAGTTGTATCAACTGTTTCTTGCTTTACTACCTCTTCATTTACTCCATTATATTTTTTATGTGCATCTAACTGAGCAAATAGCTTTTTAGGAGTAATGTCCCAAAATTCTTCTCTACGCTGTAAAACTGTATACCACAAATATTGAAGATATTCAAAATCCCAATCTTCAACCTTTTTATTCTCTATTCCTTTTCTTTTTTTTTATCATCTTTAGGAAGCGAGTTTATTATTAATTCACCTGCATAAGCTTTTATCTTACCTATATCTTTTAATAACATATTATCTAGTATTTCATCACGCTTTAATTGTTTGTGGCATCTTTGAATACTTTGTATAATTATTTCATTTATAATCATAAAGTTTTCTTCTGAGTATCCTCGAATTATCTCTGGAAGCTTTAAAAAATCATTTTTCTTTCTAAAAAAATCTTGTATTTCAGCTAAAGCTCCCATATCAAGTTTAGCTTCATAAACAACACCATTCATTTTTATTTCCATTTTATTTCCATTCATCTTTTCACCTCTTTAGGGTATTGTATCTTTTTAAACCAATTATCTATAACATTTTTGTCACATGTTTCTGTATCTATTGAATAATAAGTTAAGTTTGTATTATCATCTTTTAACCCTTCAAAATTAATCTCTACCACATCTTCTGACATTGTTTCTTTTGTTGTGTTTGCATCTATAGAACTCAAGTCAAAAACAACATTATAAATACAATAGAAAATTTTATGTCCATTTGCTTTTTCTCTACTGAATAACAACCTTAAATTAGGAGAGTTACTGTTTTCTCCAACAGCAACTCCCTCGCTTTCAATATGACCAAAGATTAAATTTTGTTCTAATGAAGTTAAGCCTAATAGTCTCAACTTTCCTGTACATTCTATCGCTCCATTTATTTTGACTCTTTTTCTCCCTCTCACATATAAATATTTATATTGTTGTTTTACTTCAACTTCTACAGAGATTGCACCCAGTATTTTAATAGGTATAGAATCATTTGACATTTTACACACTCTTATATTATCTAATCCAAATAAGATTTTTTCTTCATATCCCATTTTGACACCTATTTAGATTTTTCTATATTTCTGAATCTGCTTTTATTTTTGGTAACTGAACCTCTGTAAAGAACTTTGATATCATATCTGCATCAACTTTTGTGTCTGTTGTATCTATTGTATAATACCAATATCCATCTTTCCCTACCAGTGCTGTAAATTCTAGCTCTGTTTTAGTCTCTTCTATACTATCCTCTGTTGTAACTGCTGCTATAGAAACAGGGTTAAACTGGACATTATATATTACTGTTAGCAAACTACCACCATCAGCCTTATCCTGTGCAAATAATAGTGCCAAGTTTGGTGGTATAACATTATCCGCAAGAGCATATCCACCACTCATATTTTCAGTTCCACCCAATAAACATTTTTCATCTGTTGTAAGACCTATTACACCTAATTTACCAGAACCTTTTGATATCTTTTTATTATTGTAAATACCTTTATTATCTGCATATATTGTTTTGTCTCCAATTTCAAAGTTTGCTTCAACTTCCTTTGCTCCCACTATAGCTACAGGAGTCACATATCCATCTTCACTAATCTTTGCTACATGTATTTTATCCATTCCATAAACTATTTTCTTTGTATAAGCATCCATTTTATAATCCACCTTTTCTTTTATATTAAAAAAAGACTACTAAATTGTAATCTCTTCTCTTTGTTTATATATAAAATCAATGTTCTTTCCATAGTAATCACCAGTTTTAGGTAAATCTCTACAACCATCAATTTTAAATTTATTCAATTTCATTTTCTTTTTAATTTCTTTATAAAGTTCTGCATCTATAGGATTTCTAAACCAATAATTTACTGTTATATAATATTTTATTGAGCTATGTAAGTTATCAAAAATATCTTCTTCATTTTCTTTATAAATACTAAATATACAATATTTATCTTTTCCCTTACTAGCTTCTATATAAAATGTATCTATGTCTAAAGATTCTATAGTTTCAATTATTAACTTATTTATATTCATTGTATCACCTTACTTTAAATCACTTATAATAGATTTTTTTATCGCTTCATTAGCCTTTTTTTTATTTTTATTAAAACTTCTTTTATTATGTTTTTTACCCACAACTCTTAAAGTCCCATATTCATTATAAAAATTTCTAGCTACGACATCCCTATCATTAGATTGAGAACCTATTTCTATACTCCTCTTTGTACCAGAACCTTTTTTTCTACCCATTCCAATTGAGTTATATAATTCTCCTGTATCATATACATTTGCTCTTACTTCTTCCTTCATCCCTTCTACTAGTACCCTTCCACCAGCATCAATTGCATTATCAACCAATTCTTTTCCTGCTTTTCTTTCCATGGAATTAAGTTTTTGTTGAAGTTTACTAAAATCGAATGTTATTCCCAATTTATTCACCCTCCAGCATTATTTCCATATATTTGTTAGCTTCATTTATGTTATCTATGTATAAAATATTATATATTATATTTTTATAAACAACTCTATATTCAATGCTAGAGTCCTTGTTTATAGAATTATCTAGCTCTTTGATATATCTGATTTTTATTTTCTTACTTGCTTTACTATTTAATGCTTGAGCTTGTAAAAATTCTTTTCCATATAAGTTTTTTATACTAGAATAAACAGTTTTAAAATCTAACCATTCATTTATTGTAAATCCATTTTCATCCTTTCTTTCTTCTCTGATTTGTATAGTAATTTTTCTATTTAGCTCTCCAACATTCATTTTTATTTGTCCTCTTCATAGCAAAATTGTAGTTGTAACATGATAGTCTTTAATCCAAAATCAATTCCTTTTGTATCTCCAACAACTCCACGATTTTCATACCAATGACAAGCCATCATTTCTACAGCTAACTTATAAAGTTCTTCTTCTCTAACAGCATCAATATTAATTCCTGCATTTTTAAAATACAAATTGATTGCTGGTATTAAAGTTTTTTCTATCCAATTATCATCATCATCTGAATCTATTCTTAAATATGCTTTAATTTCGTCTAACATTATACAAGTTCTTCTGGCAATGTCAATTTAGCTATTATTATTGCTTCATCATCCTTTACAGAGCCATCTAGCTTGTTTATTATTCTAGCTTTGTTTGTATTAGTTTCAAAAGCACCAGCCCCTATATTAGTTGTAGCTAGTTGGTATTTGCCATCATGGAATATCTTGTATGCTTCTTTCAAATCACCTAATATAATAGGAGATACATTTGTTATTGTTTCACTTCCTTCTGACCCGCTCTTAATTGTTTCAGTTTCTAGTGTTTCATTATTTATCTCTATTACTGGTAAACCTAAAAATTTATATTCAGTTTCATTTTTAGTGTCTGGTTGTAAATAGCTCCTTCCATTTTTATCTTCTAAACTATCTAAGAAATTAAACCCATCTTGATTTACTATCCACTTAGAACTCTTTTTAAATACAGAATTTAAAGTTACATTTTTCAATTTTTTAAAGTTTTTAATAGTTGAAGTACTCTTCAAATCTACTTTTTTGAACTTCGTAGTATCTGAGAATATCCCCCCAATTTCATCACCATCATCATCTTTGTACCCATTTAATATTATCATGTTTCTTGTTACTCTTACTTTATCAACTATCCAATCTATTATAAAGTTCTCTAACTCCTTTGATGCAAATTTCAACAAGTCATTAGGAATAGTTATCATCCCAGCAAAATCTATTAAGTTAAAGGAAATTCTTTCTAATTTAGGATTATCAGTATCTTTTATTTTGCCATATGTTTGAGTACTTGAATTATATTCCGATAATTTTCCAAGTGGTGTTTGTTTCATTCTTTTTTCATAAGTTCTTTGACCACTTCTAGTATAAACTTGTTCTGAATCAACTAGAGTAGATAAATCAACAGAATCTTTCAGCCTTCTATTTATTTTTACAGAAATGTCTTCTGGAACTGCATATCCGCCATCCTCGTCTATATTTTCAGAAATAGCCATTCTTTCAGAGTCAGTAAATTCAAATTGTTCCCTTGCTGCTGAAAATTCATTTTTTTCTTTCTGTTTTAATAAAGTATTAGCTATTACTTTACAAAATAAGTTTCCATCATATTTTGCTTTTTCTTCTATATTTTTTATTTTAGTTGCTTTAGAATTATTTATTTTATTTTTTATGTTATCAAGTTCTTCATCTTCTAATTCTAATAAACCATTGTAAATTTTTTTAAGCTTCTCTGTATCAACAGTTAGTTTTTCAGCTTCATCAAGTTTATTTTCTATAATTAAATTTTTTATCTTTTCTACATTTTCATCAATAGATGCTTTTACTTCTCTTATATCAGTCGACATATACACATTTAAGTTTGTATTATACTTATTTTTATTTTTCATTATTTGCCCTCCACTAGATTCTTTCTATTCTTTTTAATAAATTATTTTTTCTTTCTTCAATGTCGTTTACTTTTATGTTATTAATAACTTTAGGTGTTTTATTATATTTATCTAATATGTCACCAGAACAGGCAACTGCATCTACTTCACTAGATAATTCAAAATTAAAATATTTCGCTGCTTCTTCTCCTGTTAACCACGTTTCCTCTTCTATCATTTGCTTTATCTTTTCAATATCATTTTCATTTTTTAAATTTTCTTTGTAAATTTCTAATGCTGTTTTATCTATTTTTTCCAACAAACTTGCATATTCAATAACTTTTTTTGAATTTCCTTGCACAATTCCCCACGCTTTATGAATCATAAAAAAAGCATTGCGTGGGATAATTATTTTATCACCTGCAAGTGCTATTATTGATGCTATACTTCCAGCAATCCCGTCTATTTTTATTGTTTTAAACCCTGTATGCCTTTTTAACATATTGTAGATAGCCATACCAGCAAATACGCTTCCACCACCAGAATTAATGTAAATATCTAGGTCTTTACCCTCTTGACCCTTTAAAAAGTTTTTTATGGATTCTGGATACTGGTCTTCTTCTTCCCAAGCTCCCCATGAGCTAGATACTATATCACCATAAAAATATAGTTCTGCTTTTTTATCAGTAGAATTTTTTATTTGTAATATATTTATTAAATTATCTTTATTTTTTTTACTCATTATTTACACCTCCCTTCTCATATTGCTTACCAACTTCTGTAATTGGTATATAGTTTCCATTTGTTATAAGAATATCACCACCTTCCTTTTCTGGTAAATCAACAAATTCACGAGCTTCGTTAGGAGTATAGATACCATTGTTTACACCTGCTGTTAATGTTTCCATCTGTGTTTTTGTATCAGCCCTTAAAATAGCTCTTTCATTATATTTAAAGAAACAACCTTCTTCTATTTGTTTATTTGTAAGTAGTTTAAATGTTGTTTCTTCTTCATATTGTTTTAATATAAATTGTAATGTATCAACATAAAAGCTTAACTGCTGCATTTCTGAATTTGAATAACTTGATTTTTCATAATCATTGATATGATTAGGTTTTATTCCAAAAGCTCCAGCAATTTGTAAAGAAGAATATTTTCTAAGTTCAAAAAATTGTACATCTGTAAATTTTATATTTAATGGTTGCAAAGTCATTCCTATAGGTACAGGAATTATCTTTCCTGTGTTATCAATCCCATTTGAAAATTCTTCATAAAACGATACTAATTTTCTCTGTGCTTTTTTATCTAAATCACCAGTGTATTGTAGTATGGCTTTGCCTGTCAGACCTTGCTTGTATAGTTTATTCATATATTGCTGACTATTTAGATTACCTTCTAGGGTATCTCTTAATATTTCTCTTACTGGTAATCCTGTTATTCCATCTAGCGTATGACTTGTTTTAAAATGTAAAACATCTTTTCCTTGAAAGATATATCTCTCTCCACTTTTAGGGTCATTATATACATACCATACTTTATTTTTTTTACCAAAGAAACCATGATTATCTACATATATTTCAACACAATCACTTTGCATTATCCATAAATCAATTAATTTAGCTCCACTCCATCTACACCACACATATGCATTTCCAAAATGATTTCTGTTCTGCTCTATAGTTGACCAAAAAATAGCTGGTGTTGTATACTCATTAGGTCTTACTTTTAAAACTCTACTTATATCTGATAATTCAATTGCTTCTCTTCCTTTTTCTGTTCTTTTATATGTTTTCAAAGAAAGTTTTCCGATGCCTTCTGATAAAATCTTCAAACATGTAAAATATGTTATTTCACTTCTTATATTTTTACTTGTTTCATCAATTCCTAACCATGTTAAAATATCACTATCACCTACACTTTTGGGTGTAGGGTCTATTTTATTAGCTATATATTTTCTTATTTTATTAACAGCATTAATCTTCTTCACCTCCCATTACTTTATTTAAAAATTTATCTACATTATTTTGTGTTGAAAATTGTTCACCCTCATTATTAAAAATTGCTCTTGATATTCCCATTAGCATTGCTATGATACCATCTATTTTATATTTACTTCTTTTCTTTGAATATTTTATATTTCCAGCATCATCCATAACTGCAACAACATTCTTTGCCATTCGTCTAAAAAGACTATTTTTAGCTATTATTATTCTTTCATCTAACAAGATATTTTCAAAATCTCGAACTGCTGGTGACATAGAACTATATCCTTGCCCAAATGGCAAAACGTCATAATCTTCTTCTAGCTTATTTCTTATTCCTATAGAACCCCATCTATCGAAGCCTATTTCTTGAGTTTCTAATTCATATTTTATTTTAGTTTCTTCTAAATAATCATGCATATATTGATAGTTAATAGAACGACCTTCTAATGCAATTAATTCTTTTTCTTGTACTAAAATATCATATCGAATATCATCCCTTTCACTTCTTTCTTCAATTGTATCTTTTGGGGTAAATAAAAATGGGTAAATTATATACTTATTAGTATCTTCATCATAAAAAACCATCACATAGGCTGTTATGTCTTGTGTTGAACCCATGTCCATTCCATCCCAAGTTTTCATATTTCTCAATTCTTCTAAATTTATTTCTCTTTCTGCTTTTTCCCACAATTCCATATTTATTGCACCTTCACCATCAAGTGCAACATGTTGATTTAAATATAACCTTCTAAATGCTGCTTCTTGTGTCTTTAATCTTGTGGCTCTTATTGCAAGGTTTTTCAGTTCTTCATAACTTCTAAATGTTCCAAGTGCTGGATTAGCTTTAAACCATTGTTCTTCATCCAATAATTCACACTTTTCCTCTGCTTCATAAATTGCATAAAAAAAAGAATCATCCTCAAATTCGCCTTTCATTAACTCTTTTGAATACGAATATAATTCAAACTCTAGATTTTCTGGATTATCGCCAGAACTTGCAGTTGTTATTGTTAACATTAAGGGTTCTTCCCAAATTCCAGCTCCAGTTTTTAACTTATCATATAATTGTCTATTTTTAGCTTCATGGATTTCATCAATTATACAAACATAGCCTGCATAACTGTCTGCTGTTCCTGCATCTGATGATAAAACTCTCAAATATGCGTTCATATTCTTTTTAAACATATACTTTCTACTTTCAAGTATATTTACATATTTTTTTAAAGTTTTATTAGTCTTAACCATGTGATGTATTGTATTAAAAAGTAATGATGCTTGGTCTCTACTGTTTGCAGTTATTATTGTTTCGCTTCCAAACTCATTTTTACAGAAATATAAGTAACTAGCTATAAGGGCTATCAAGAATGACTTAGAATTTTTACGAGGTATATTTATATGTGCTTCTCTAAATCTTCTTAAATTATCACTTCTTCTTTTAACACAAATAATACTGGTGCATATTTCAAATTGAAATTTTATTAACTTTATTTTTTTACCTTTTTTGCCTTTATCAAGCTCCAACTTGCTTGCAAAGGTAAGAAATTTCTTAGCTTCTTCTACATCATAGTAATATTTTTCATTATCCCACTTATTTTTTAGTTCTCCAATGGCATCATCCAAATTCCAAGTCAATTGTTTATCTATTATTTCTTTTAATTTTTCATTCATATAATTACCTTATTTCTGAATCATGTCATCTAGTTCTTTGTCTATATTTTCTACCTCTGTAGGATTTAAAACAAGTTCTTTTAACTTTACTCTTTCTCTTGGAGTTAAAGCAAATTCTTTTATAAAGGTTAACATCATTTTCATACAGTTATTCGCAATTGAAATCTCTGGTATTTGTTGCCTATATCCTGTTTCTGTTTCAAAACATAAATCTTTATTAGTTTTAATTGCTTTTTCGGCTTGCATCCAACGCTGATAATTTACACATAATGCAGTTAATGCTATTTCATCTCCGACTTTCCATTTTTCTTCATCTACCAAACTTTTTGCAATTTCAGTATACTTTTCTTTTCCTAATTTAGATAAAA